AGCGCAGACTGCGCGCCCGCTTTGAGCACACCTTGCGCCGGACTTGGCGTCGAGCTCACGCGCTCCATGCGCTTCGCCGACGCCTTGATCTTGGCTTCGGTGGCCTTCAACCCGGCGTCAACGCCTTCGGTTGTGACAACAACGGGAACGTGTACTTTCGGCAGACTAGCCACGTGGCAACTCCATCAAAGCGGTTTCCACGGCATCGCTGATGAACTCAACAACCCGCGGTTGATGTCGTTGAGCAGAACGCGTGATGTAAAGACGACGATAGATGCGAGCGCCAAGCGCCGACTCTCTGCGCTTAATTCCCTTGCGCCAACCGCGATCCTGTGAGAACGGCACGATGCGTGCGTTCTTGTTGCCCTTCCACTTGCGCACGAGTTTCGGCGGCGGTTTCGGCCCAACCACGCCATCGGACAATCGGACAAGCCCCTTTTTGAATGGGCGCCAGCCGCCATCGTAAAGGTGCGAGCGTTTACCGACGCGGGTGCCATCCTTTCGGACGCCGACGCCGCACCAAATCCGACCCTTGCGGTAGGTCTTGGTCTTCACTGCGATATCGCGTTTGGTGCGCTTCGCCTTCGGCAACGCCAGCGCTTTCATCGTGCGCTTGACCGCGTCGCCCCAGTTGCGCAGTCCCTTGCGCACAATCTTCTTGCGCATCTTCTTTGGGAGTTCCGACGCAATCGCCGCGATCCGTTCCAAATCGTGTTTGGACGGTCGAAACTGAATCTTGAATCCGGCTCGCTTTGCGGCGATCAAGTTCACGTCGAATGCCATCCCAATCGGGAATATCCATTTCCACGTTCAGCGCTGCAACGCTCAACGTGGCGAGATCGGTGCTCGTCAGTGAGAACGCCACACGTAGCACCCGACGTGCGGCGTCAGTTAGTCCCGGCCTTCGGCGTAAAGCCGCTCCACCATCGCTGAAATCTTCTGCACCGTGAACGCGTCAGCGGCGAGCGCTTCATCCACGCTCGCGAACACTGGCGAGCCGTTCTCAACGAGGTGCCGAGCGACCATCCACGCGGAAAGCCGCTGCGGATCTTTCGCCGACATGTCGAGCGCTTCGATGAGGTCGAGCGCCGACGGTCGGCGCAGCTCGACGGCGACGCCGTTTGGGAGCGTGCCGTGCCAGTTCTTGAGTGTGAGTGCGTCTCGGATGCTCATGCGATCGTGATTGTGCCTGTGTATTGGATGGTGAAGTTCGCGCGGACAACTTCGTTCGTCGCTGCCGTTGCGCTGAATGATTGAACGAAAGCATCACCGCTGTACGTCATGCCAGTTGACAGCGTGATGAGTGCCGTTTGGCTTCCGCTGCCGCCGTTTATTGCAGCCTCTACTGCGGCCATTCCTGCATCACCTTGATCGTAAAACATGTCGATCGTCGCTGTGCATCCTCGGTTTCCGACAATGTAGGTGCGTAGGCCTGTAGCAATATCGGTTGTGTCGATCATCGTTTGATCGTATTGAATCGAAACCGTACCGAGTCCGGTCGATACTGCGGAACTGCCCCATTTAAACGAAGCAAGCGCTGAAGAAATCGCTGGCATTTAGTTCTCCCTGTAGTAGATGTCCACTTCGCAGTTGACTTCCGCAGGCTCTTGTTCGTCACCTTCGCCGACCGATGCGGCGTCGGCCGTTCGGCCACGGAATATCACTGCGTCAAATGTGTAAGAGCCGAACAGGTACGAGCCCGGCACGCAAGCCGCGGGAACGTCGGCAGCGATCGTGAGCGCCGTGCCCGTTTCCAGTGCAACTACTTTGATTTGCGCCGATGCAAGCCAGTGCCCGCTCACGGCGCTGCGCTCGTTGTTGGTGATCTCAAACGTGATCGCGGGCAAGCCGCTGTTTTGCAACCGATACCCGTGCGTGATCGGGTAGACGTTGAGCGCTGCGCTTCCGTTAAGCATTTCACGCGTTGCGGCTTCGATGCTCATAGAACCTCCTCGCACTCGAGCACGGCGACCATGTCGGCTTCGTCGAGGTTGGTGATGCCCATAATGCGAAAGGTTCGACCACGCAAGGTCAGTCGATAGGTTTCGTTGATGCCCCAATCTTGCAACGAGTTCCAACGGCAACGGATTTCGGCTCGGCGCACAACCGCGACGCCGTCGGCGTACTGCTGCTCGCTGGCGCTGTCCGTGCGCAAGTCAACCCACAACGGCGGGTTCCCCGGTCGCGTCTTGTTGATGTCGGTAAACGCGCCAGTTCGCATTCCCAAGTCATCCTGGTTGATGCTTGGTTGCAACACAGTTGCAGGGAAGCGAAGTCGGCCGCTACCGATCATCGGAGAGCCCCACGTGCGCTATACGCGTTCATGATGAACTTAAGCGAAAGCGGCACTTCGGCAAGCGAAGCAACCGACGTAGCGTCAGGGTTGGCGTACCACGCGCCAACGAGCGCAACAATGGCTTGCTGCAAAGCGTGCGGCACTTGCGTGTAGCCCGCGGTGTAGGTCACCGTTGGGAACGTGCCCTCATAAATCTCCGGCGTCTCTTTGAACTCAAGCGCGGTCAAACTGTCCGTTGCGTTGACGTACCAATCGGACGTTGGCATCGTGGTGAGCACGTTGCTGCCGTTGTAGTAAGTCACCGATGTGACCGACGCCACTGGTTGAATCGGCAGAATGAAGCGCCGCCACTTGTCAAGTTTCGCCGTGCGCGTTTCGCTTGCGAGCCCGATGCCAAGTTCACGCTCCAACAACTCGCCAGCCGCAATGCACAGCGTTGTGAGAATGACATCATCGGCGGTCACGTCGATGCGCAACCGCGTCTTGAGAATGTCGATTGGTATGGGTGTCGCAGCCATGAAACCCGCGCCGGGGGTTTCCCCCCAGCGCGAGCGAAAGGTAAGAAATGCTCAGGACGTGATCGCAGCAAACGCTTCGTTCATCATCAACTTCGAGTCGGTACGTGCGTACGTATACAAATTGACGTTGTGGTTTGCGGCGCCGCTGTACGGGTCGATCAACGATGTCATGCCGGTGCGGTCGAAGATTTCAAAGTAGTTGAAATCGCCGACGACGGCATAAACAGTGCCTTCCGTGGTTGATCCGTCCGTTGGCACGTACTGACCAATGCTGTACGGCACGCCGTAAAGCAAGCCCGGAGCGCCGCCGACCATCGTGCCTGCGTTCGACGATGCTTGCGTCCAAATGTACTCCGTGGAGCCGCTAGTCGTCACGCTGTTCTTCAACTTGCGAGCGACGCGAAGGAACGTATCGGAGAAAAGCCAACGGAAACGCGGCGAGTTGCGGTACTGCGGCGCAACAAGGTGCACGGTATCAATGACGTTGTCGGCAGTCACTGTTGTAACCGCTGCCGTCGTACCGAGGTTTGTTTTGCTGCTAATCAAACCGGTATACGCGATTCCTTGCGGTTCGGGAGTAGCGGCCCCACTATTTCCAACGGTATAGGCTTGCTCCATCAGCAAACCGAGCGAGAGACCGATGCGAGTTGCAACCCAGTCAAGCCCGCTTCCGATGCCGCCTTGACCGATGGCGTCTTCAATGAACTCTTGCGACATCGTCGTGCGGCACACGGCCTTGCGTGCGACCACCGAAATCGCAGTTCCGAAACTTGGATCGGACGCGCTGATGGCGCCTGCTTCGGCAACCCATGCGGAAGTTGGAAGGCTTCCTTCAACCGTAATGGTGCGCTTGCTGTCAATGGTGCTGACCGGGCAGATTTGGCGCAGCACGTTCGCCTGGTACATTTTCTCGACGATGCGGCGCTCCATGTCAGTCGGAATTCCAGCGCCCGAGGTGTTCGTAGCAAGCGCGCGAAGTTCTGCGGCATCGCCACGCGCAACAGCCATCAACCAACGCTTCGCGTACTCAGGGCTTGCGAGATCGTGCTTGACGTCTGCACGCGCGATCACGCCGCGGAACTGCGGCTGCGAGCGCTCCTCTTCAAGTTGCTTCAGGCGCTCCTGTGCAGCGCGAAGCGCAAGGCGGTCTTGGTTCATGCGCTCGACGGCGTCAAGGTCGGCGTCGATACGCGCGATCTTCTCGCGCTCTTCACCGCTGCCGCGGATCTCAACGTGATGCGTCTTCGCTCCAGTGCGAGCGGCGAACGAGTCGAGGGTCTTGCGATATTCGTGGACGGTGTTCTCAATGTTGTTCAGTTCGTCAGACATGGCTTGTCATCCTGTGCTTGTGAATCTCGAGCCGCAGCGCCGCGGCTTCAATGGCAGCCGCGGAAACACTCCGCAGGCTCGATGAGGTCTTGTCGCCGTAGGCAGCGTCAACAACCACGCTGAGCTCGACGAGCCGCGCGGCAGTGACAGTGCGTTCAGTGCGTCGCGGGTTCCACTCGTCGCGATCGACGTAGAAACCAAACGACATTTCGCCGCTCAAGTCGCCGCGCTCGAGCATCGCCCGCACGTCGTTGCCGACGCTCGTCTCGGCCAGATCCGCGGTAAACCGCAGTCCGCTCGCAGTGTCGTTGAGCGTGAGCGTGCCGCTACGCGTGCGAGCGAGCAACGCGCTCGCGTTGTGGTTGAAGAGCAGTTTGATATCAGCGCCCGCAAGGTCACCGAAAGCGCCGCGGGTGATTCGCTCACGGAACTGCGGGTTGAATGGCTCGGAAATTTCGCGGCTCCACTTGCCGTACGGGATCGCGAGCCCTGAGAGCGTGCGGCCCGCTGGTGCACCGATGGTGACGCTGCGACGTTCAAGCGAAATCATCGACGCTCCCTGCGCTCGTGTCAGCGCCGATGTTGGTTTGTCCGCCACCCGTGCCCATGTTCTTCGCGATGATGGGCTCGTCGAGCCCATCGAGCGGCGCAAGGTTGAGATACTCACGCGCTTCGTTGCGCGTGATCACGCCGGACTCGACGCCAGTGCGCAGCGCGGCCATCTGCTCAGCAAGCGACGGACGCGAGATCATGTCGCTATCGAACGTGGCCGAGCCGAACGGTGCGAGTTTCGCCACGATTTCGGCCGACCACGTTGAGAACCAGTGCTGCAAGCACGCATCGACGTACATGCGAGACAGCCATTCCATCGAGCCGTACGCGTTCGCGCTGTGCTCGCTCAGGTACGACGTCGGCACGCCGTAGATGCGCGATACGTCTTCAACGCTGTAGCGTCTGGCCGCGGCAATTCCGGCATCGTCGAGCGTGCTGCTGATTCGCTCAACGCGCATGCCTTCGGCGAGCACAAGCGGTTTGCCCGCGTTCTCCGCGCCCGCGTGATGCTGTAGGAACTTCTCGCTGATCGACTGCCGAGCTCCTTCGCTCAGCGGGCCCGGATGAACGAACGCAAGTTTCGGGTTCCCCGCGTTCTTCATCACCTCGAGTTGCGAGTTCTCTTGTGCTGCGAGAATCTGCAACGACGTGCGGCACAGTCGTACAGGCGACTCGCCCCACAATCCATCGAGCCCGACGGCACGAAGGTGCAGCATCGAGGACATCGGCACATCACCGTACAGCCGCGTCTTGTAGACGGGCTCAGGCTTTGTGAGATCGAGCGAAACGCTTTCGATGTCGAGCGGCAACAACTCAAGCAACTCGCCACCGAGCGTGCGGTTGATCACGGCGAACGCGTTGCCGTAGAGCAGCGCTTGCATTGTGAGCGATCGGCGAAACTCGAAGCCATTCTGCCAGCGGTTTGGTTGCTGCAACAACGCGTTTGCAGTGCGCTCGCTCACGTCGAGCGGCACGCGCGCCACGTCGTTCGCGATCAGCGAAGCCGCGCGGTAGACGGGCGTATACGCGAGCGCCGTGCCGGGCGTGATCGTGGGCATGCCCGCGACGTCAAACGACGTCGGGAGGATGACGCCGTGCGTCCCCCAGTGGCCCAACCAACGCTGTAACAGACTGCGCAACATGTTGCGCATTGCGACAAGTTTGCCGCTTCATGTCTCGGACTAAACCTCGGATTCGTAACAACTGCTGCGTTTGCCTCCCCAGCAGTGCACGGCCATGATCGAAGCCACGAGCGGGTCAATCGCGCTGTGGTCACGTGGTTTCTCCGGCCGCATGTAGCCGCTCATGCCGGTTCGCGGGATGGCTTCGGCGCACGCTCGGCGCAAGATTGGATCGTCGCCGATCACCAATTTGCGACCGACCCACAGGTTTTGAAACAACTGGCACCCCGGAGCGAACGTGCTTGAACCCATGCTATAGGCTTGGATCGGCGCACCAATCTCGGCGAGCCGCTGCGCTAGGTACGACGCCCCCCAGCGGTCATATCCGACAAGTTGCACGTCAAATTCCGCGATGATTTCCGCCATCTTCTGTGCGATGGCTTCGTGATCGATCTCGGCGCCCGGCGTCAAGTTGATCTTGCCTTCGTCGGCGTAGCGGCGGATGGGCATGCGGTAATCCAATTCGCGCTGCGCCACGTTGGCCCGCGGCCACCAGTAATGCCCGCGAAGCAGAATGTTCCCGTTCTCTTGCGGGATCGCGACCACGACTGCCGACATGTCGAGC